GTGTCTAAATCTACAAGAGTATCAACTGTTGTAATGTACCTAACTTTTACAAAAGAGTCGAGTACTTCGGGGTGTTTTTCAGCGATACGTTGAAACTGCTTGTATGGACTACAAGCACCGAGACTAGTTATTACCAGTAGAATTAGTAGGTTCCTCATTGATTCCGAATAAAGACGTTATAAACTTACCTGCTGCACCAAGCCAGATAATTATTTCAGCGGTTTTTGGACTGTTTGGTAAATACTCCATCCAAGTAGTAGCTGCAAAAACAGATACTGCTAATAAAGCATAACCTAACCGCCTTAGTTTAGGCGGAGTGGTTTTATTGAATTGAGACAGTCCAAATTTCATAATTACAGTTTAGGAGCGAATTCGATTCCAGCCATGTTGAAGCACAGACGTGTAACACCAGTTACAGGTAATGTACCTGTAACAGCGGAAATAGTTACACCTACACCAACGTTACTTACTGCATATTCAAATTGTACTTGAATAGAGCCAATAGTTTGAACTTCCGCAGTATGGAAAAGCATAGTATCGTCGGTGTCCCCAATTTTAGTCCAAGTAATTAAACCGGGACGAGTTACAGCTGCTACAGCACCCGCACCAAAAGCTGCCCAGCTAATACTGAAACAGAAAAACCCTGTATACTGCGTATAACCTTCGGGAGTAACTTGGTATTGACCAAAGTTACTAGCCAAAGTAACACCAGTACCGGGAGTAATCATTGCAATACCGTCGCGTAAGCTAGAGCGGTATTCGATTGTAGCTTTTGCTGCTGTACCACGACCTGCGTAAGAATAAAAAATTCCGTAGTCGGATAAAGTAGTGCCTACAGTACGTTTAATAACAGGTGTAGAAAATAACCTGTTAAGAAGGCGCATCAAAGTGGTAATATTGAAGTTCATATTGGTTTTTGTTTATAGTGTTATTTGTAGCGTACGGCTTGAAAATGACCAAAATTTTTACCTAATTCTACTCCTTCATTAAACCACCCGTACTTATAAAAAGTATCTATAAGTTGTTTGTACTCAGGCTTAGCGAATAATGCTTTAGTAATGTCATCATCGTACTTGTTTTTCTGAGGATTAAGCGATAAAGCTATGCCCCAAGAATGTGTACAAAAACGATTACCGTTTCTAACTCTCTGGTAGTTATAGCAACCGCCAAATACATTTACACCTAGTTTCTCTAATTGCTCTATACCGTAAGTATACTTTAAGTCTACTAGGATGTTATAGAGGGACTCTGCTACTTTACTGTGGCATAAAAAATTACCAACGCAATGATTTACGTTCCACGCAATACGCATAGGTACAGGTGAAACAAATACTACTTGGTTACTAGCGTCTGCTACAGCATCTCCGTAAAAAGACCTGATGTCTTTGTATAACGGAGCTACGAATTTAGTGTCTGTAATTACCTCGTCTACAGGACTGTAGACTTGGTCTTTTACAGCAAAAAATTTAAAGAGTTCTTCTTTCAACGTCATATTAGTTTAAAACCTCGTGAAGTAACCCATACTCAAGCATAGAGAGTTTTTCTGAATCTAATGCTTGATTGAGTACTTCTTTTAACTCTTTAATTTCATCTACAGACAGTGTTACTTCTGCGGATTTAATCTTTTTACCGATGTTAAACCATGTAAGAGCTGTGTCCTTACTGGGTTTAACTACTGAAAGAACGTAATACGCAATGTCGCTTAAATGCATAGGCGACGGACCGTTTGCGGTTTGTTTCATTACTACGTTACCTGAGAAGTCTACAACTTCTTGACCGAAATTAATCTTCTTGTTTGCCATGTTACAAAATTAACGTTTATTTTTTATTTGCAAGTGTTTTTTGTAAGAGTGTATATACACGCTCTTTAGTCCATTTTATTAGGTACGACACAGTATCAAACTCTTGTATAATTTGTTTCTTTACTGCGTTATGTAAGTTATTTAAAGCACTAAAACACTCTGCAAGTATAAGTACTGTAAATACTACATTTAACATTGGACCGGGGTTTACGCCCACTGTTTTGAATGCTACTATAAGAATAAATATAGCCAGCAGCATTACAATCTTTTTAAATATACCTTCTTTAGCAGCGTTACTTGTTAATTGATGAGGATTAACCCTGTACCACATTATCCAAGCAGCTATTGTATCTACTGACATTGCTAAAGCTAATAAACCTACTAATTCTGTACTAAACCCCGAAATTCCTAAGTAACCTGCAATAAATGAGGCAAATACGTAAAAGTATGATTTAATCAAGCCAGTATCAGTCATGTCTAATGTACAGTTTTTCATAATTAAACCAGCTGCCAGTTTTCAGAAAACTTTTTACCCTCGAAATCTAAAATCCAAGGCTGTGTTAAAATCCAGTCAGGTACGTTTTGATTTAACAGTACAATATTTCCATTGTCGTCAATAGAAATATCTTGTTTTATGTCTGTGTATGTTTCCCAAATAATACCGTCTTGTTCTTTTGTTTCAGAGTTGAATAAGAAGCTAAAACCCGAAAATCCAAAAAGTTCTAAAGTTTTTGCAGCTGAATTATTGTGAAAATAGGAGCAATCAATGCGCAACCATTTTTCTAGTTTGTCTTCAGGTAAAGCAACAATTTTAATTGTAATTTCAGGGTGTTCTATATTGAACGAGTCAGTTACTAAAGGAGCGGTAGTTTTTCGTATTAATTTCATAGTTTTACCAACCAATTTCAGTCAGGTGAATTGTTGCGTTTACGCGGACTGTAGTAGATGCGTTACCGCCAACAGTTGTCCATTGAATATCTAAAGCCTCGTTCGTGTCATCCGCAGTAATTGCTATGGTTGGGGTATTTGCTGTAAATCCACCATCTGACCAAGTATTTACTGTATTTACAGAACCGACCAATGTTGTAGTTGTACCAACTCGTTTAATTACACCTTCAAAAGTTCTACCAAAAACATCGTTCGCGTTTATAGAACCTCCAGACACTGTACAAACTGCTGCTAACATTATCCTAAACCCATACAGTTTATTGGATAAACCAGTGTTTGCCGTAATAAGTGTAATTCTTGCGCTAGAGCCGTTTAAAAATAAGTTAGATGCTGCTGTACCTACAACTGCTCTCCAAGCTGAAATATCGCTTCTCTGAACTCCGCCAACATCACCAGATGCGAATCTAAATGGTGAGGCTGCTACTTGGTTATAAAGACCAGCCATACCATATGCACCGTTAATAACAGCAGAATAATCTGCGTCAGTTCTGTTACTTAACCCACCAAGAATAACACTTCTAGAACCGTTATTAGAATTAGATTGACCTACTAATATCGCAGATTGGTTGTTATTTGAACCACCTGCGCTATTAATTGAATTAGTGTTCCCTCCACCTATAAAATTATCTTGGCCTGAATTTATAATGTTAGCAGTTCCACCAGCTATGACACTGTTAGCAGAACCGTTCCTATTATTTTGTCCTGATAATATACCGCTGTTAGCACCTGATGCTACTTGGTTTGCGGCAGTTCTATCTATTTGAAGGTCAACTGCGTAAATACCTCTTTTGTTACCGCCTGAAGCAGCGTTATTTGGTACGTCTAAAATAAATGCTCCAGTACCTTTTGGTTGTAGAACTAAGTCTATATTTGCTTCAACACCTGTTGCAGCTAAAGTATGTGCAGGTACTGTTGCGTTTGGTGTAGCTGTATCTCTGGATTCTGTAAAAAACGTCAATCCACCACCACCGGAAACAGTCGTCCAAGATAAGTTACCGAGTGCGTCTGTTGTTAATACTTGAGATGCAGTATATGCAGCGTTCATCGCAGCTGCATTTAAAGTACCAAAACCTATAGAAGTACCACTACGACGTAAAACCTGAAAGTCCGAACCTGCTGTAATATCTGCAACACTAGCAGCAGCACTACCTGCGACACCAAGTACAGATAAGCCTGCACCTTGTTTTATGTTATTGAAATCAAGTCGTGATGTACCTACTGCACCTGCTTGCGATAAATCTATTGAGCCAAAACCTAATGTACCACCTGACCTACGTAAAATTTCAAAATCATTAGCGGCTGTAATATCAGCAACGTTACCTAAAGTAGACGCTGAACGACCTATTACACTATAACCATTAGACTGCCTTAATTGAGCGTTACCTATAGAATTATTTGCAATACTTGTTAAATAACCAGCAGATGCATGATTACCCCAACTGTATGCAGAATCCCAATTAACTTGCGATGTATTAGTAGGTAAAGAATACCCACTTGCAAATGCTACAGTTAGTGTACCACTTGTAGTTACAGGGTTATTAGAAACTGTAAACCCTGTAGGCATTGATAAGTCTACAGATGTTACTGTACCTGAACCACCCCCACCACCAGCGGGTACAGCCCATGTACCATCTGCTCGTAAGAAATATGTATTGCCTAAGTTGTTACTTCCGGGTACTAAACCTTTAGTAGTGGAAGTTGTAGAAAACGTATTTAATATAGATGTTGCCTGTGTAGCAGTTAATACTTCTACGTTACCTGTACCCGCACTAACTCGACCCAAAAAGGAACTAGTTGCGATTTGGGGTAATTGCGATAATGATAAAGTATTTGCTGCAATTTTAGATACTATAGAAGCGTTTTTCCAAAGTTGTGTAGCGTTATCGTAGTAAAGTACATCATTTGGTTGAACTGATGAGATTAATACGTCATGTAATTCATCAATTTCAAAACCGTCATTTACTTTAACATAAATAGACCCAGCACCAGTACTACCACCTTTTACAACAAAACCTACAATTACAGTATGCGCGGGATGGGCAGGGGCTGTATTTGTATAAGAACCTGCTGTAGATGATAAAAACACAGTATCACCATCTGCAAATCCAGAGGTATTTACAGAGTTTAAAGTACCACTAACAAGTATAAAACCTTCAGAATTAACGTTAATTGTTTCAGCAGTAATACCGAAAGTATTTTTTGACGTAGCCTTTGTGTCAGCATCTGCTAAAGCTATTGTTAAACGCTGCCCACTTGAACCTGTAATATAAACAACTTTATTTACGGCAATGTTACTACCCGTATTATTATAAACCCTAACAAAAAGGTTCTCACCTATTTTAGAAATTACGTTACCGCCTTTTAGCGTTAATTCGATAGTACCGTCTGTATCATTCCAAGCAACTCTACCTACAGCTGGTGTATAAGTAGTTGGTGTTGTGTCAAAACTAAAAAATCCACCTGCTATACCACGTTCACCTAAGTCTACGTTTTGGGTAGCACCTGTATATGGAACGTATAAACTAGCAGCTACTGGTGCAGTTATGTAACCAACCGTTGCGTGGTTACCCCAACTATACGCGGTATTCCAATTTGTAATGTTTGTTCCTGTAATACCAGAAGCTGGACTACTGGTAAATATAGGGTCTGTTTCAGTAGTTAGATAACCTGCACTAGCATGGTTACCCCAACTAAAAGCTGTATCCCAATTAGCGTAAGACTTTAATTCAAACCCGGATGCAGAAGCATTTACAGCTATTACTCTATTAGCTGTATTAGCAGCAAAATATTCAGGACTACCGCTACTATTTGCAGTAAATAACGATAATCCCGCAGCTGATTGAATTTGATTTAAAAATACAGGCATTAATGGAAATAGATTATATATACTGTTTCAGAACCAATTCCTCCGGATAATATACCAAAGTTCGTAGTAAACGTAAAAGTTTGGCCAGACCTTGTGTAGTCGATACCTTCTAATTGTTGTATACCATTTCGGTATACCCAATAAACGTTTCCTGCAACGGAAACAGTTGTGTTAACGCTATTGCCTGATGTTAAAGAAATGAACATGTTTTCCCTTACATCGACACTACCGCCAGAGCCACTACTTAAAGCCCTAAATATAAGTTCTATTGTACCTGTAGATGTTTCATTGGAAACAATTTCCATTGAACCATCGTCGTTTTTAAACAGTACGGTTTTACAATAAGTAACACCGTCGATGTTACTACCGACTTTAATCTTAAAAAAAGGATTCTTTTTGAAGAACCCTAATACGTAATCAAATACAGGTTTTAGCATAAATTAATAAAAGTGGAGGTAGGTAGTCCTACCCCCACTTTATTTAGATTAGAGATTACCGAATACGGTTACAAGGTTATTGCGAGTAGTAAGAGTAGTGTCGTACTTAATCGCAATAAACAACCCGATAGGTGCGCTGTACACATCTTTACCGCTAGAGGTAGTGTTATGAACGTCTACAAATTCCAATGCAAACAAATCATAACCTGTAGCACTTACGTCAGTGTACAACTTAGCGTAAGGGTCAGGCTGAGTAAACAGCGTGTAACGGTAAGTGTCGTAGTTTTCACCGAAGCCAGTAGCTTCTTCTTCGAGACCTTTGATAGTAAACTTGTTACCTTTTTCGTAAGACATGTTAGTTGTAGTCTCAACGTCAAAGTTGCAAGAGAACCCACTAAACCCGGTTACAGACATAGTAAATCCGTTAGGCATAACAAGGTTTACAGGTACACGCCAGAAATCAGCAAGTTTCTGATTTTGTACGGTAAGAACAACTTCAGGACAGTTGTCTACAGCTGCGGGTGATGCGAGTGCAGATGTTGCAGCGCTATCAGCAGTTGCGGCAGTAGTAGCGTTAGCACCAATACCAAAACGTGCGGCGTTAGTGTTAAGTACAGTAATTTCGTAGTTACTACCAACTTCTACAACATTTACAGAACCACCAAAACCTGCGCTAACCAACTCAGCTAAAATATCAGCTTGCAACTCAGATGCACTACCAGTCGGATAAGGACCACTCAAACGAATAACATTAGCAGTAGCGGTTGCCGAGAACGGGCGAAGGTCGATAGACACAGCACCAGTAGTGTAAGTGGCGTTAGCTACAGTAATAGTTTGCTTAGCAAAATCGTTAGTAGATGAAGTAGATGCAACTACAAAACCATCAGGGTCTGCGTTAATCAGAGCTACAAGTTCGTTAGCCAACGCGGTGCAAGAATAACTATCTTCAGCGCAGTCAGCGTTACAATCAGTGCAGCATCCGGTTTTAGTGGCGAAGGTTTTAGTCAGAGTGTGATGTCCGAATAAAGAACTAACATTTACGCCATCAAATACGATTTTGATTCCGTACTCAGTGTCGCATTTAGTCACAGTCCAAGAAAACTGTTGTACTTCTGCAACAGCAGTAGCATAGTTGTCTTGAGACTTAGTCTTAATGTCAGAAACCTTGATAACAGGGCTCTTAATGATGTCTTCAACAGTACCGTCACCGTCTTTGTCTACACCAACAGCAAAGTAAATTTTCTTTGCGGTGCTAGTACCATCAGACAGAGCAGTGTTACAGGATTTGTTGTTTTCAGCATTAAAAACACCAAGTTGACCAGCCGCAAGAACAGGCAAGTTAGTTGTTGCGTTAAACGGCTGGTTCCCAGTCGAGGTGTACATACCGCCAGTCGCGTTGGCGATAAGTACTTTGAAAGGTTTATTTTCCATAATATTTATTTGTTACTCGTTTGTTTTGAGTTTATTCTGGAATAACTCGTACCGTTGGTCTGCTATACTTGTTGTTGCTAATACTACTGCAATGTCTACAATTTCTCTTGCTGCAAACATATTACTACTAAAGTCTGAATCTTGGTCAGTCGAAATAACTGTACCATCAGGTAATTCGTAAGAGCCAGTTTCAAAACCTGTAGGATATGCCATTCTGACAGGTTTACGTAAATAATCTAGTTCTACGTCAGTTATCTTAAAAGAACCGTCGCTATAAACATATAAACGGTCTTGACTAAAATTACCTACAGTTTCTAACCATTCAAAACTAGGGGAATAAAATTCCGATGTTAAGGCGTTAGTCAAATCATCATGTTGAATAATGATTATTGATAAATCACTAGCACATGTAGATTTTTCAGCTTTCGCTGTAGACCTTAAATAGTATAAATAGTTACTAGGTAACTGTACGTAATAAGATTCAGAAGTCAAAGAACTAGCTGGTAATACAGCGTTTTTTATTACTAAGGGTCTTAAATCTTCTACTCGTTTTTGAGATGCTTCTAAACCTTTCTGATATACGTTGTTAATTCCTAAACGAGTTTTAACGAATATTTCTTGAGCTTCATTAAGAAGCCAGTCAATTTGCGGGACGAGTAATCCCGCAAATTGTTGACTGTCTATCTTATTAACCTTGAGTTTAAAATCAAGGTGCATCTCTTGTATATTCATTAACGTTTGTTAAATAACTCGAGCCGTTCTTTGTAATTAGCCACCATTTCGCCATTCTTAGGCTCACCCAGTGTATACTCAAAATCTTCTCGTGTACCTAAATTAACGTCTACATCGTACAAATATCCGCCTTTTTCACGAACTACGCCGTTATTGATTAAGTCGAATACAAGTGTTTTAATAGCAAGTTTTTCTTTTTTCAGTTCACAAGCTGATATAAATTTACTTGGGTTTTCTTCAAGCAATTCAAAAAGTCGTGCTTTAACTTTATCGGGTGTACTACTACTACCGTCTTCGCCAAACACTTTAAGAATTTTAACTTTTTGTTCTTCTGAAAGTTTACCGAGAAGCTCGTAAGCACGCTGTTTAATTTCAGCTTTCTTAACAGTCTTCTGTACTTTTTCTTCGGTGTCTTCAATGTAGAATAAACTATCTCCACTAATTTCATCAAAGTTATTCGCTACTCTGATAGAGCTTTTAGCTACTAAAAATTTGAGTTTCTGCTCCGGGATAGATAAGTCGAATACATTTGACTCATCCATTAATACTACTCTATAGTCAATCCAAAAAGGATTGTTAAAATTGAGGTTCAAATAGTTTTGGCCGTATTTACCGGAATAACCAAGTGAACGTTCAAATTCTTGAAGTTCTTCTTGAGTCATACCAAAATCAATGGCAAAAGTACCTGTTGTACCACTAGGCTCTGCAACAATAGTTGTTTTACCTGCATTACTACCGCCAATACGGTCTTTGTTAAAATCTTTCGTGTTGACCCAATCACGCTCTCGAGCTACTGGTCGAATTACTACTAAGTTCATATACCTGTTTTGTGTTTTTAAAATTTAAAAATGGGGGAGAATTAACTCCCCCATTTTAATTGTTTAGCGGGTAGCTGCAAGACGCAGCTGACCACAACGACTTACGTCTTTGATAAGTACACCCATTTCGTCTTGACGAACTACGGTGTAAGAATCTTCTTTGTGAGACATCAAACCACCTTTTTGAGGTCCGTAAGGTGAAGTAGTACCAGCTACATAACCGTAAGAACTCAGAGCGGGGTTTTCAAGAACGTAGAGGTTTTTACCACCGCTAGATTCTTTGAAGTCCATAAAGGTAATTTTTTGAGATTCGGTAGGACGACCAGTTACAGGGTCAATCTGCCAATGACGAGTTACGTCATCATATACAGGGTTGTGCATGATGTCGAAAATGATACCATTAGGACCAACGTAACGAGTGAACTGAACACCATACTGTAACGCATTAGTGTTGAACTCGCTAGTAGTAGTCTTAATGAACTTTTCGTCATTAGACACAATCTGTACGCGTTGGAAAGCACTATCGCGAAGAGCTTCGTCTACGTTACGTGCACCCCATTCACCTGTGTAACCTACAATATAACGAGATTTAAATCCAACACGACCGTAAAAAATATCCATCAGATATTCTTCAAGCAGCTTGGTAGTCAGTTTGTTATAGTAGTGCAGGTGAGAAGATTCCATAAGTTCTTCAATACCGGGACCTGATTTAGCCTGACGGCCAGTAGTATCGGTAGTAGAACCTTCGCGCATGTACCAACGTGACCATTCTTTTTCACGCTCATACTGCATCATAAATTCAGCTTCAGCGTAGTTAACCCACTGAGTAGAGTGAATTTTATTAGCACGGTCCATCAGAGCGATGTCGAGTACACCTTTCTTTTTAACGTCACCAGTAACTTTGTACTCTTTACGCATCCTCCAACCACGAGTTTTCAGGGTAAACGGATATGCAAAGTTTACAGAACCTGCTGCATCAGCACCTTCACCGTAGATAGAGAATTGTTTACCCCATTTAGCACCCGGTTTCAGATATTCGAGGGGTAAGAACAAAGTAGGTTCATTTTGGTGAAACACTACAGTGTAGATGTGTCCGCGACCGCTAGGACGAGGCATACTCTGAATACGCAGCAAATATTTTTTATTTGCAGGCGCAATAACGTCTCCAACTTTCCACCAATTAGCGTCAAGTTTGAGGTTAAATTCAGTTTTACCAAGGCCGGGTTTAGTTACACCAGTTTCAACGTTTTCAAGAACAACGAGAGGACGGTCAGATGCACCCATGAGTTCCCATTCTTGGTAATCACTAGTCATGGTAATAGTATTACCAGCAGTTTTACCGTAAACAGACAGTGGGTTGTACTGATTGTACTCTGCCATAAAGAAACGCTCCAGACCATTACCTACTTTTTGGTTTGTAATCAAACCATTTTTTTGCAGGTGGTTCATCTCGGTGTCGTTCGCATGCCATTCGCGCGAGCGTACACCAAGTTTGTCAAAGATTAAGTTAGCCATATTATTTGTTTATTTTGGTTTAATCGAGAATAGTGTATCCTTTTGTATCTTTAGAACCTACCTCATTCTTATGGCCTCTAAGTTCTGCTTCTTTTTGTTTACGGTATTCTGCCGCTTTTTGTTGTAGTGTTTTGTTATGTTCTGTTACACCTTTCTTCTTAATGTCGTCAAACTTATAACCTTTTTTTAGTGCTGCGGCGTCAAATAAAAACATCTGCATTCTAGCTTCTTCACTACTACCATACTTAATTTTATCAGCTTGATACTGAGAAATTTTGATTACTTTTTTCTTACCGTTAGAATCTTCAATTGTGTGATTCACAGTAGGTTTAAAAATGTAGTCTTCTAAGTCTTGGCGGTCTTTTTTACTACCTAATGATAATTCGTTTACTTCGTCTAATGTGTGAATAAGATTTACTACTGTTTGTTGTACATGCTGACGTTGAGCTTCTTCTTGACGAGCACGTTCTTGTTGTTCTTCAATCAGCGCTCTTTGTTCTAATTCTCGCTGTTCAATAAAGAACTTTTTAGCGTCTTCGGCTTCTGTTGCAAGACTGTCTTCTAATTCAGCCTCATCAATTAAGTGCTCAATTTTTTTAGCCTTCTTTTCAGGGTCTGAAATGTTAATTGTTGCTTCAAGATAAGCTCTTAACATTATCTTCTGATTATCTTCTGTAGATAAATCGTAATCCTCTACAGCGGGAGTAGCTGAACCGTTAAGGTAATCTTCTACACTACCGCCTAATTCAAGATAGTTAATTAAGCTACGGGTTTCAGGGTCGAATTGCTCTTTATAAGCTTCGATACCTTCTTTAATTGTATGCTCAATTACTTTATCTAAATCATCTTCAGTTTTAACTTCCATACCTTCAGGTATAGTAAGTAAACCTTTGTCAGAGAACTCTTTAGCGAGATATTCTATCGGATTGCTGTCCTCGCTATCTGAATTAGTATCTTTCTCGTCTTTTTCATCTTTGGAATCGTCGTCTGTTTCATTCCCGACGTCCTCAGAATCATCAGAAACATCAGTTTTTCCACCCGTACTCCCAGTTTCTGTTTCTTCTTTCTCTTTAGTTTCGCTATTGTCGACATCCTCTAAGTTAGTTAAAATGCTTTTTTCGATACTATCATCACCTACGATAGTCCACGGATTATTTTGTTCTGTCATATGCTTATTGTTCTTATTGCAAAATTAATACGAAATATTACAACCTTTAAACTTCTATTTTATTTTATAGATTATAAGATTGAATATTTACTGCTCTTAATATAGCATTATTTTTTGTCGTATTTGTTTTTGTTCTCCCGCGCAATCTGCAAATCAGTGTCGATTTGTTTGTTCTTCAGAGCTAATTCTTGACGTTTAAGATTGAGCTCTTTCTCTTTAGCAGCGCGGTCTATCTCAAGTTGACGACGTTTCATAGACGCATCTAATGCGGTTTTAGTTTCAGCTAATGACGCTTTACGCTCTTCAAACATTTTATCTTGTTCGAGCTCTTGGAAATCTGCCACATTATTACTGTTTGTGTCTAAGTTTTCCTGATACTTAAACGCACCAATCTCAGCAACTCTAATTTTCGTTGCATTATCTGCGTCGATTTTGTAACGCTCTAATTCAAGTTTAATTTGTTCAAGCTCTTTTTCAGCTTGTGTAATAGCCATCTGCATCTCTTGTTGAGATTGTTGAGCTTGTTGCTGCATCTGCTGCATACGAGCTTCACCTTTTTCAAGTTCATTAACAAGTTGATTAGGTGTAAAGTCTCCGTTAATAGCTTTTGCCACTGTAGAGAGAGATACAACTTGTGCTTGAAGAGCAGTCTGGAACATTTGTTTAAGAGCGTTATACCTTGTAACGTCTTCAGTAGCAGACGACACAAATACACCGTAAGACGCAAGAGATAATTTTTCAGTATCAATCTCTATCATCTTTTTGGTCCTGTCAGAAGTTACGTACGTAAGTTTCTTTTTAGGGTTATTGGTGTAGATAGTACGAGCTGCGTTTAACAAAAGTGTAAGAGCAGCTTTTTTACCAAGTTCGTGACTTGTAAACCAAGGCTCAGTAATATTCTGAGACATGGCTATCTGCATTTGTGTAGTACCGACTAACTCGTTATTACCAGATTGTCCTGTGCGTGGGTCATTAAGACCAATTACAGCTTTACATTTCTGTTCTAGGTATTCAAGATATTGAATTTTAGAGTTAAGTGAAGCCGCTGCTGTTAAATCTACACTTCTCCATGATGTTAAGTCAGTGCCACCACGATTACCTTCTTCATTAGGATTTACCCAAATAATGTCATCTATCTCAAGGTAGTGCTGCCATTTATCTAAGTCAATACCCATAGATGTAGGTATTTGATTGATGTTAGCAAGAATTTTGCGGCCTTTATCTGACGCAATATCTTTTTGAACCATACGCTTTACTATATCATACATATAGTTGTACGGCTTCATTAAGTCTACAGCAGAAGTAGGTTTAGAGTTTAAGTTGTTATGTATAATACCTGTATATGGTAACGGGCAGTAAAATGGGTTATCAGGGTCTCGTGGAATCTCATCTACTGCGCCATAGCGTACATACATATCTGTACCGATTTTAGTACATTCTCTAATTTCAGGCCACCAATCCCACTCTATAGAAATATCACCTTTAGCTTTGTCAAGTTTGTAGTGTTCTGTAACTTGGGTAACTTGCTCTACACCATTCTCATCTAAATAAGTAAGAAATCCTACTTTGTAGTAACTACGCCATACAGTATGAATAACCTGTACAGTGTTCTTGTAATTAAACTCATTAATAGATGAATCGAGTAATTCAGGATATGTAGTAAATACTTTCCAACCTTTTTCAGTTGTTCGTACACCTACAATAGATTGGTCAACGATACGCTTCTTTTCATCTTCTGTAAGCTCAGGTGAATAAATTTCGATAATCTTACTAGGCGTTAAAAAATCAATGGTAAATGCCCAGTCAGAATCATGTATAAACGGGCTTTCATTCTGTAAATCGCAGAAGAATCGAAGCGGGTTTACAGCTTTCATTGCAGGTTCATTATTAGACCTGTAAATTTTGTATGGTTCTTTAGCGGATATAAGACCGTTTAAAAAAGCTTTCCTGAATTCATGTTTAAGTTCGAGTTGCTGATAAAGATACTTCATCAACTCGTTGCCCATAAGCTCGTAAGAGTCTTGAAACGACATAAGTCGCTCCTGAATTTCTTCAGGACTAACAATATTTTCTGATAGTTTCTGAAGCTCTTCTTGATTTTGTAAGAGTTCTGGATTTTTTTGTATTTCGTATTCTAATCGAGTCTGCTTTACAAAGTCAATGATTAAGTCGTTAATCATTTTATCTTTTTCTGACGCATACTCCGACAAAGCTTCGGGGTTCATAGAGTACACCCTAAAATTATCCGGGCGTTTTAGAAATTCACCTTCGAGAGCTTTAATATTACTTGTGATAATTGGGAAGTGTTGTAAGTCTTCCGGTAACGTTGCTTTAGGTTTTACTCCATAAGGTTTTGTTACATATTCAAAATCTTCTTGGTTAATAATACCATTGACTAAATCGTAGTTAGTCTTGTCTTTAGTATAGTAATACCCCCAATTCGACATGGCGGTAATACGCTCCAAATTATTTTTATGCCAATCCTTCGTCTTCTCGCTCTGTAGAAGGTGTTGGTGATTAGGTCCGTAGTAATTTTCAGAAGAATGCATACAAAAACTTTTACAAAGTTAGTAATTTTCTAATCTTTTTAGTAAGGTGCTGGCAATGTTATTTGAGACGGTTTTAGTTATAGCCCGTTCAGAATTTTCTTCTACTAAAAATAAAAGCTGCATTAATGCCATAACGCGGTCACAGTTAGAAAATCGCGTATACGACAAAAGCTCTTGCAATAAACCTATAGATGGTATGTAATCTAAATTGTAAACAGTTTTACCTACTTCATCTGTACCGCGTGATTCTAATAACCAAGTAAGAATACGTTTTTCACCGTACTCTTTCATTTTATCATTCATCGGTGCTCCGAATACGCGGTTAACTTTAGAGTTAGTTACTGCTTTTGCAATTACAGAATCAGGTTGACGTGCTAATAAGTATTCGTAACCTTTACGTCTAAAATAATTAAACATGTCCTGACCAGCCTCGTTCTCAATCATTACTTCTGCTTTATTATAAAACAGCGAAAGTTGTAAAGCTATTTCTGCAATTTTATCATTATCGTCGTACCTACCCGTATATTCGGCTACAATTACATCATATGACTGTTCGAAGTTGTTAAATTGCTTGTAGACTAAAATTGACGCAAGAGATTTACCACCAGATTTTGAAAATCGTACAGGGTCAACACCAATTTTGTATAGTTCGGATGAGTACTTATCAAGCGGAGGAGCTTCATATATTAAAATTGCAGATTCTGTATTATCAGAGTGTTTATGAGGATAAAACCAAGTTGGGTATAACTTTAAATCAGGTATGAATTTAACAGGCTTCTCAGCTTCTTTAGTCCATTCAAATTTACCGGGAGTAGCAATTCTTTTATAACGGTCATTAGTCATTAAATAACTAATCCTGTCGTAAATCATTGCTGTTGGGAATACGTTACCTTCAGGTTTTAAGAATGCTTCAGAAGGTGTTTTACATTTCTGTGTGAGAAGTACTTCGTAGTCTGCTTTACTAGTACCACGAGCTTTTTCACGTTCTTCATCTAGCGCTATTTCAGCTACCCAATGTAGAATATTACCTTGTTTATCTACAGCTTCGTAAACTTTATTATTCTTGTCTACATACTTAGCGCCGGGCCTAAACCACATCTCAGAAATAAATAATCCACACTGTTTACTTTGCTCGTTTTTTTCGTAGATGTTTTCAAACCCTTTTATACCGAAGGATTCTGGGTTATAAAACATGGTTGCAAAGTCTTGTGTAGCGCTATCCATATCACCACCAGTACCGTAGATAAGCGCAAGACCTGTGTATATTTCACCTGACCGTATTGTAGGTTCGGCAAATCGGTATGCTTTTTTAAGGTCTTTAATCTGACCAGCTTCTTCAAATATCAGTCTTGTAAGCGAGCGACCTGCCGATTTATCAGGACTGTCTTTTAAAGACAGGTGTTCAATGATGTTCTTTTTACCTTTAGTTACATCTTGGCCATTAATACGTTCAATCCATCCAGATTGAATCATATCTTGCCTGTTAACCAAAGTAGGTTGTCTAAATTCTGTGTACTCGTTAAGATGGTTAATTGTGTTTAATGTCATCTTATAAGTATACTCTGATTTATCACCTTCTTGAGAAAGAATAAGTGTTCGAGTATTCTTAAAAAACGTGTAAATCCATGCAGCACCAGCAGCATTTTTAAACGACCAACCTTTACGACGAGCTTTACCAAGTATTAAAGACTGCTTATAAGATATGGGCAATCCAAACTTTAACGGGTTTTCTGTCCGCTCGAGTTCTAAATACCAGTAATAGTCCATATTCAAGAAATTTGGAAATGATAATTCCTTTTGTATGTAGCCATTAGCTAGTTGTATCTCTTTTTCTATAAGAGAATAGTTCAAGTAAAAATAGTGTTCACCTGTAATGTAAACACCACCAACAGTGTAGCCATTTACACATCTATCCCACTCTTGTTTCCAAAACTCTTTGTACTGATTAGTACCGGGAATTGCTAGTGTATACGCAGCTCTACCGTTAGCTTTATTCTTCTCAAACTCATTAGCAGCAGGTGAGAATACCGTACTGTCTACAAAGTGTAGATAATCAAAACCTAGGTTACGTACTGGATTCTGTTTGCATAAATCTGATACCCGAAGCTGAACTTCTTCGGGTATCTCGATTTCGTTTACTACGTATGCAATTTTAGAATCGTACATTATTCTCTGTCAAACATTCCGGGCGTTACGCCTTTACGAATTTTTGGCGCTTTTTCTTGTTCTTGTTCTACAGCATGCTCAAGTTTGAGTAATGATTCACGTATGTTACCAACTTTTTCTAAGTTAATAGCTACGTCTTTTGCTGTATAAACAAGCTTACCATTTAAATCTTTAAGGGTAAAATCAATATTTTCAAAGTATTCAGACAGTTTATCACAAGCAGTTATGCTACTTTTTAATAGC